CGATTGACAGGTCTGCTAACTCGTGGTCCGAAGCAGAGATGTCCTGTGCAGCAGATGCTCAGGCTTCCAGCCAGAGAGTCCTAACACTGGACATAATGGACGAGATGTTCCAGAAGCTCTGGATTCGTGGTGGAAACCCCAAGGTCATCCTAACTGGATACGACACTCTAATGAGGATTCAGCAATTGCTACAGTCCCAGCAGAGGTTCATGGAAGAGAAGAGAGTCACCCCAACCTACAACGGTGTTAAGGGTGTACCCGGTATTGAGGCAGGATTCATTGTCGCAACCTACAACGGTGTACCAATCATCCCAACCAAGGACATGCTATCTGACGGAATCAGCAGGATGTACTACCTAGATACAGACTACCTATACTTTAGCACTGCAATACCAACGCAGTACTTCGAGAGCGGCATCGAAACCGGTGACCCGTTCGCAATCAACAGACTGGGCCAAGAGGGTCTCTATCGAACCATGGGTGAGATTTGGACTACTTTCTTTGGAGCACAGGGGAGCGTTCGTGACCTCAAGTGAGGCTGGAGCATAAGTGGAGAATTAAAGAGGTGAAATGAATATGGCAGAAGAACTAACAGCAACAGCAGCAGGTGGCTCACTAACAGCCGCCGTAACAGGAGCTTGGGAACTAAGAGCTGGTTCTCAGGACACGACCGAATACCTAGATGGAGCAGGAGACGTTACCTACCCCGGTGGCGGCCCCGGTACTTTCGCAGCAGTAAACAGCGACGGAGCAAACGGATACGACCCAGCACCAAAGATGGCTATCCTAACCCTAGGAGCAATCGCAGATAGCAACACAGTAACACTCGCGGGTGGCATCACTGCAATCACTGCAGCATTCATGACTACTTTTACCGCAAACAACGGACAGACCGCTGGTCTTTCCTTCAGCGGAAAAGTAATCACTCTGGAAGCTACAGGCTCTGTAACTAGCGGACAAGTACTAGTCTTCTATTCGTGAGGTGGGTAAGTGCCCACGGTAACCTACACAGGAGCGCAGAAAAGGCGTCGTAACCTCGATGCCTCTATGCCTGACTGGGTCAGGGGAGTAGCGTACGAAGTTAGCGACGAGTGGGTTGCCCATTGGGGCGCCCGACTCGGAGCTGATTTCAAACTAGAAGGCGCACACGCTGACCTACTAGGAGACGGCATACCCGATTCCGAATGGACGAAAGCCAGAATCACAAAGTGGTTGACAGGACAGGGAGTCCACGTCGGTGGAGGCTTCAAGACCAAGATAAAACTACTCGAAATGGTGGAAGGTGTTTTGAACCCAGAGCCAGTCGTAGAACCAGTAGTCGAAGAAGCGGTGGAAGAAAGCCCCGTTGAAGAGGCAGTTGAAACAACAGAAACAGGAGATGAAGAATAATGGCATTTAGTAGTACAACAGACAGCAGAACACACGCATTGGGGGACCTATTACTGGTTACCGGAACATGGAATGCAGACAGCGTAGACACTGGGACAATAGTCACAGGACTATCCAACATACTTGCAGCAGACGTCATCGGGGATACCGAGGACAACACGGGCGGTGGAGTAGACGGGGCTTTTGCTATCGTCACAACTGCCGCACCCGGTTCCATAACAATCGATTGCGTAAGCGGAAACACTGGTCGTTGGTGGGCACTAGGGAAGCGCTGATTAAGGCGGTGACCTAGATGGCAAACCTAACGTTAAAGTTCGCAGTGGTGGGACCTGTCTCGCCTGCTGACTTCTCTACGGAAGCCACGGCAGAGACAGCCCTGAACGCAGCTTACACTACAATTACGGATGCAGCATCAACATCATCCTTGGTCGCGTCTGAACCACTCGTAGTGCTAGGCAATGTGTATCTTATATTGACGTATTACGCATGATGGTGAGGGGTATGCATGGGTTTAGAGTCAGTAGAGATTGACATAGACGACATCAGCAGATTCCAGAAGCAAGACGTGCGTGCAGATATCTCCTACAAGCATGAGATAGATGCTGAGAATCCCCTCAAGGGGGTTACTCGCAAGCAACGAGCTAGGACTGCTGAGGTCTCTGATGTGATGAACATCGGTGCAGGCACTAGGTGCAAGCACTGTGGTATGCTCCACTTCATGTGGAGAGCAACTTGTGGCTCATGCGACAAGCCTATGGAGTATAACCTCGCTACTCGTGATGAGGAGGCGAGGCTCTAATGCCACAGGTATTCAGTCCGGGTGAGGGAGAGACAAGACCACTCGACCCCACTGAGGTAGTCTACACCACAGCCCAGAAGGTAGCTGACCTGCTAGATATAGGTCCACAAGAAGCAGTGCTAGTGGCATCTGACAGTGATAGCGATGGCGTATACGTCACTGGTACTGACTACAGGAACATAGGCTTCTCCGTAGGTGACACGATACTAATATACTCAGATGCGGACCCTCTAGGCCTAGAGAGGACGATTACCGCTATCACTAGCTCAATCAATGGTGTGAAGCTGGGATTCAGCTCAACCATAACCGCAGCAGACTTCCAAAGCGCTGACAACGCATACGTCCAGAACACGGCGTCATTCACCAATGGGAGGACCCGTGGTGTAACGAAGAAGAAGGTGGATGACGTTATACTGCGTATGCAGGACCACATTGACAACCTTACTCACAATGCTTGGAGGCCCTACTTGGTACAGGCCGAGTACATTAATTTCGATACGTACAAACCATACAGGCGTCGATACTACACCGATTATGTTGGTACTACCCCACTGCTGTTCAGGAACGTTCAGCAGATTCTGAGACTGGAGTTATGGCAAGGCGACGACTACAGGGAGATAGGCGCCGCTGAGGCTCGTATCACACTGCCTGATGACGTGCGCTCACTAAGTGGCTCTATCGTGGTATCACCCGGCAACGGTAGCTCAGGAACTCTCACAATCGGTAGTGGTACCAACAACTGGAGAGCTGACTTCGATAAGATAACGTCAGCTCAGAACCTCTCTGACCTAATCAACAAGGAGGACAGAGTGGGTAAGACCGCTGTCGAGTTCGCTCCAGCGTTCACTCTAGAGGGCAATACATCCAATGTGGCTATGAACAACGAGTTCCTAGCTACAGCCAACTCCGACCTAGGTAGTGGCATAGTCAAGCTAACAAGCATGAGGGGCACCAAGGCAGGTGAGACCTGTAGCATCGTCACGACTGACAGCAACATAAGCATCAGTCAAACCAGTAGCACAACGGCTACAGTCAGCAGTATATCATCCACTACAATCACCGTTGACAGCACAGGTGGCTTTGCGGATGCGGGCGTCTGCTCGGTAGGCGACACCGTATTCAGATACACAGGCAAGACAGACACCACATTCACAGGATGCGTGTCAGTCCTAGGTAGCGCCATTTCGGATTTAGGCGGTGCGACAATCACACAACACAGACTTCAGGTTGATTTGCAGGGCGGTAGCTCCAGTGGAGACAGAGGTAGGCTCAGGGACTGGTGGATGGACCCGGAGATGGGCATAATCTACTTCAACAACTCATACCCGTTCTTCGAGTGGAATGCCGTCAAGGTCTCTTACATCTACGGGGAGAGGTACGTCGACAAGGGGATAGAGGACATCACCACCAAGATGGTCGCAATAGACCTGCTCATGAACGACGACAGAAGCGTCCTCGTACCAGAAGGCACTCAGAACGTGGACCTAGGAGCCAAGATACAACTCTACAGGGCTGACATAGACAAGGTCTTCGGCAGGTACGTGGAGGTCGTTACCTTTGAGTAGGGAAATGGAGCGCTTGGTCTACGAGGAGTACAAGAAGCAGCTTGATGCTGAACTCAGTAGCGGAGAGGTGCAACAGGAGTTGCAGAGAGCCATCAAGGAGGGGGATGGCGACTATCGTGAGGCAGTAGAGCGTTCTGAGCGCGAAGTGGAGGAGGACGAAGCTACTTTGGAGCAGGAGCTAGCGCTCAAGGACAGAGTAGACAGGAGGATGATGACTGAGTCCCCAACCCTCATACAGAACAAGCTGAGGAACGTCGGAGGCAAGATAGTGCCGGACCACGATGCCTATGACCGCCAGCGAAGGAAGACTGAATTCATGGAGTTCTAATCATGGTAGCTACGTTCAAGGAAGGCATAAACGTCGTCATTGACGTCCTCAATGATAACTGGAACAGGGGTAACACCGACAACTACAAGCCAGTGATAATCGACATAGCCGACACAGGTGCCGAGAGGGGTAAGCGCCTCGACCTAGACCGAACTGACTTCGTGCTCGTGTTCGAGACAGCTCACAACGAGGAGACCCCAGAGTTGCTGTACGACTTCGTCACAACCAGAATAAACATCACTGTGGACATGCGTACCACACGTAGCAGGGAGCACTTCCAAGCCATGGAGAACGAGCTCAGGAGATGCATCCACCTGAAGAGGAAGGGAGATGGTACTAACTTCGACAGGCTGGTATATAAAACAAGGACAGATTTGTCAGATAGGACCAAGAAACTCTTCAGAATGAACTACCAGATAGAAGTAGTTATCTTTGCAGAGCTTATCCCGTGAGGTGTAGAGGAACATGCCGTCGACAGTATATCGTGGAGATTTGTCCGAAGTAACGTTCGGACACGAGTCTGGCATACTCTTGGAGCACAACTACGCGGGCTCGTTCAAGTTCACTGCCTCGTTCGAGACCGGGGCTAACGCAGCTAATGCGCCTCATCGAGATTTGGTGAAGGACACGAGCGTCATCGTGTTGAGCGGTGGAACCGCAAATACCCCCGTGAACTCTGGCATACTCGAGTTCCCCAATGGCATGTTAGTGGGTAGCAGAGTGATATTCTCTATCGCATCGAGCAGTTCCAATTGGTCACAGGACGATGATTACGGTGACAGTGGCAGAGTGTTCACCATAATCAAGCAGGAGGTCGCTAATGACGCTAACAACGATAACGACGGCAAGACCGAGCTGACCATAACACCAGCTCTGAAGACGGACCACAGCGCCGCCGACAAGGACTCCGAAGCTGGTGACTCCATGACCATACTCCCTTTCACGACGCCTTCGATAGACGTGGATATGCAGCATGCTGATGCCGCTAACGCGACCTCTGAGAGTGTGCTCACGGACCAGTTCGTTGGTTTGGTGAGCACCGTCGCCCTACCGGAGACCAAGGTGGACCTCAAGAGGTACCACGTTGTGGGGCTTGGTAGGGATGTGGCAGTTCAGGTTCCGGGTAGGTTCACCAATACTGGTGGGTCCTTCGAGTGTAACATACACAATGGTAGGTGGTTCTACTACTGCTTGGGTCAAGAGGTAGTCAATGCCACTACAGTGAGACAGGACGGTCATGCCAGTGATACCTTCTCTCTCAACGGTGCTGTCAGCTCCGGTACCTCCCTCATAAAGTTCGACAGTAGTGGTAGCACAAACCCTGCGATTGGCGGAAGCGACATATCTGTCGGAGACTACATCTTCTTACTTGGGGCGGATAACACCGACGGGGACGACAAGGTAGACGTGCAGACTTACAGGGATACTGGTGTCGGCGGTGGTTTGGATGCGGATGCATGGCCAAACGTCAATGCGACTAACATCATAGACAA